GAATCCTCAAGGGATTCGTTCTCAGGGTTTCTGTTGTTATCTATTAAGTTGTTTATGCGAGCAAGTTTGTCGTGCATCCTTACACGCAATCCGTTTAGTGGACCACCAGGACTCTCGGAGATATTCTTGGGTCCGTAGTCGAAGTGCTTCTTGAGGAGGAGCAAAGCAAGTTCATCGTATGTAGACCATACATCTAGTTCGAACTTAGTAGGCTCTAACTCACTCATCTTTGCTGTCATTGAGGAACCTTTCTATCTGCTCCATCATGTCTTCGGAACCAGCGATTACTTGTGCTTCTTCGATAAACTCGTCAAAGTCTTCACCGCTAGCATTTACGAGCAACAAAGTCGCACTTTGTAGGTGCTCCCATGCCTCATCTGTATTGTCTTCGTTTATCAAATGAGCCATCTCACTTAGGAAAGTGAAAAGGTTAAATGTAAACCTATGGTTTAATCTTACCATCCAATCGTATTCCACGCCGAAGTGTTCCATGTAAGTAAATAGATTATTGGTCTTGAAATTATCTTTCTTGCATACAAAGTAAGAACCCTCTTCAGGTAGTAACATTATTGGGCACCTGCTATCTTTTCTTTGAAGTAGTCTGAGCCGTGCGTTTTGTAGAGCGAGTTGACGTCTTCGCCCTCCGGGGCTTGGATGACAATAAGACCGGACAACTCTCGGGCAAGGGATTTAGCAAATTCATAACCTGCATTGTCTCCGTCTGAGAAGAGGAAAACCTTATCGAAGTCAGAAAGGAGCCTAGTGTAATGTTTCTTCCAATTATTGACACCAGGTACGCCAACCGCTGGAATACCGCAGACGTAATCCAATGTAATCGTGTCGATTTCACCTTCACAAATACATATGTATGACGATGCACGGAAAAACGAGCCCACATTATACAAACGTGTCGTTGCACCAGTAAGTCCCATGTATCTTGGTTCTTCGTTGCCGAGGCTTCGGAATCTAATGTCAACAACACCTGACTTCGTGAGATACGGGATAGCCAACCTGTTGACATATTGTTCATGCCCCGTTAGCGGGTCTAAGACGACGCCCAAGCGTGCCTTCTCCGCTGCTTCCATTGTGATTCCCCGCTCTGCGAGATAATCCTCCGCTTCTGCGAGAGCGCTGTGGTAATACTTTGCCGCTCTCATTAAAGATTCTCTTTGCGATGTTGACTGCTTCACTAAACCCCACCCCTTCTTTAGCCATAATTATAGCATATCCATCGCCCTTTACTTGGCAGGCAAAACAACAGAATGCGTTATCATCTCTTGTCGCTGAAGCACTATTGTGCCTATCGTCATGGAAAGGACACTTCATAGAGAACCACCCACGTCTTGTAGGGACTCGGGCGCCGTAGTGCTCTAAAATCACTGATATATCAGGCTTTTCCATTCATCGCCCTCCGCAACAGTTCTACCCATACTGACACCGGAAGTGTAGCATACCAATCAGCAGGACTTCCTTTGCCTTTGCGTTTATGAATGACAACACCTGTCCATGCTTTCGCATTCTTCGTTTCTAATTCTAATTCTGCTAACCAGCCAGCAAGGTCTAACTTGGCATGGTTCTTAATCTCTATGCAGACACCATTGATACCAGAGATATCTCCTTTATCTAAAGTGGCTCCCGCAAGCCGTCTTTCTGCATACGGGAACCACTCTTGGAGATACTTGACTACATCGCGTTCTGCTTGCGACCCTTTGATTTTGGACTTACTTGACATTAGTACCAGCCGTTCCTCTGCCAAAAGGCCCACGCCCTTGTAGGCGTGTCATATCGATGAACGATGTACTTAAGTCCTCTATTAATTTGATATTCAATTGTAGAGTCCAATGGTGTGTTCAATACTTGAGCAATACCATAGGCTGATGAGTGAGGATTCTTTGCTTTCCAATTCCAAGCAGATTCCTTACCCCATAACTTGGCAAGTGCTTTCCATTCTTGTCTAGCCTGCTTGCCAAACATCTTATTTAGTTTTTTACGTGCGACTGACTGAGCAACCAATTTAGGGCTTGGGATAATTGTTTCTCCCGTCAAAGCCACCTGTATTGGTTGGTTCTTCTTTGTGACTAACGCACCCACAGCCGGGGGCATAGAAGCCACAAATATCGCAATCGCGCTTAGTGTTGATACTGTTGATAGTTTCATTGTTACTCCTCAATGGGTGCCGTTGCCTGCGTTCCACAGTCAGCACACTCCATATCTAGAAAATACATCCCAATGGTATTATCTTCAGCGAAGACTACCTTGAGATTCCATACGAAACTCCCACAGATGCACACCGTAGTTGGATTACCACGGATATCCATCGCCTTGTCGTAACTCGGTTTGAGTTCTGAGATTGGTCTGGACATTAGGACCTATCTGGGATATCTGATACGTCCATTATCTCCGGGTTGAACTGTAACCAATGAGCCGTACCCCCTGAGGGGTCTGCCTTGCCATATCGGTTCTTTACGGGCGCGACGGCTATATATCCTGGCGCGTCGGAACCTACCGTGCAAATCAGAGCAGGTAACTGCGCAACCATGCCCTGAAGGGCACTGCGAGGCTGACACGGGTTACCTACATACGACTCTTTGGTGTGATGTAGTACGATAATTGCGGAGTTAGTATCTCTTGCGAGGTACTTCAACTCCTTTATTGTAGAGCGCATACCCGCAAACTCTTCTCCCCCATCATTGGAGATATCCATCAGGTTATCTACAACGATAAGAGTTGGAGCACAGCCCCACAATTCTTCAAAAGCAAGAACCTCTTGGTCTACATCTGCTAGCGTTGGTGCTGAATCAAATGACCAAAAGATATGCCCTGAAGAATCATTTATGATTTTCCTAGACTCTTCGACCTGCTCGGCAAGCATATGCTCTGCCTCGGTCTGAGTCTTGCCGCTAATCATAGATAGCAATCTCATCGCCATCGTATGAGCGTTTGTGTCGGCACTTACATACAGCGTAGGTACTTTTGTATGCAACGCTAACGCAAGAGCGAGTGTCGACTTACCAGCACCAGGGGTACCAGCAATCATCGACACTTCCGCTCTGCGAAAGATTATCTTGTTGTTGTCAAAAGTACGGAACACCGAAGGGAGTGGTTCACCACCGATGTCCGCACTACCAACAGCGCGGGCAAGGGTTCTCATTGGTTAAAACGTGCTCCATTCAGGTTCATTCCTCTTGAGGAATACCGGGTCACATTGGTCAGGAGTTCCCTTTGGAGTTGGGCACATATAGCCCTTCCATGGACCCTTAGCGCTATTACCGCTTCGCTTGGTCATAGGACCATGCTTGCAGTTGCGACCTACTGGCGCAGTAGATGGTGTTGATACTGGCGCTACTGGTGTAGCACCTAGTGTTGCGGTAACATTAGAAACCGCCTGCTCGTACGATGGTGCTCCTTCGATAGAAGAAGCCATAGTACCTAGCATTTTATCTACACCTTCAGGTCCAAGCACATCAGTTAGATGTGACTTGAAGTCTGCGAATGTATCTGCTGCAACGACGAATATTCTGCCGTCATTGAGTTTGCTGCTTACCTGGAAGTTTGCTCCAGCCATTATTCATATCCTTTCGATTTATTTCCGTTCATCCATTTGCAATACGATAGCACACCGCAACGACCACAAGAGTTCATGTTAGGCAAGAAAGTCTCGGTCTTGCGCATTTTGTCAAAGCCTGTGAGTATCTCCTCAACCCTATCAGGTTGTAGGTGGTCTAGGTCCCACAAAGAGATACTTCCAGTACGTGCATCCCAAAAGCCAGCCTTGTCGACTGAGATACCCTCTTTGGCGAGCGCCCATGCATACACTGCCAATTGAAGGGGATGCCTCTGGGATGACGCACCGGTTTTGATATCGACGAGGACCCTATTCCCGTCGTAATCAACCAGCACTCGGTCAATAGCAAGTTTAACCGTAGTGCCCTCGATAGAAATCTCATACTGCTTCTCAATGAAGTCTTCGTAGACTGACCAACCGCCATCAAGGAATTTAATCCAGCGGTCAACCATCCACCAACCTTCGCCATACCACCAAGACATGTCTTCACGACTGCGGAACTCCCAGTCCTTCATGTCACCATGAAGTTCTTCATCTTCTTTGACTTGCTTGAACCATACATCGTTCCATAGTTCATCAAGGTTTGATGTCTCACCGAGTTCGCCTTTATCCCAGCGTTCAGTTGCTTTGTGGACAGCAGAACCCCCGGTAAACCATACTGCGTGTTTCTCGGGTACGTCTTTTGTTTTTGTAAGATAGTACTTCCAACCACACTCTAACCAAGTGTTGAAGGAAGAATAGGAAATATGCTTAGGTAATTCGCTCATGAACAGAGCGTATCACATTAGAACTCTTCTTCGTCGTCCCAATCTAAATCTGACTCTTCCCTGCCCATCCAGTCCCCTTGAAGTGAATAGGGTTCGCCAAAAATACTTTGAATAATACGTTTCCACAATGACCGCAATTGATTTCTCCTTCATGGGTATACGGAAGAACTATCTCTTGAACATCGTTACACGAACGACACTCGTAGTCATACGTCGGCACTTCGTGCCTCCTATCTAAATGCCTAAACCCCGGATTCTAAGAAATGCCCCCCCTACCCCCCATAAAAATTATGGTGAGTCAGGGAGGCTAGGTCGGCTATGCCGTCACCCCATCATCTGAAGTTTCTGCCCCACGGTTTCCCGCCCGAAAATCATACCATAGAAAAACAAAAAAGGACCCCCCAACCCGAAGTCAACAGGAGTAAATTGACTTTGAGTTGAGGGGTTTTTAGAGTCCGGGTGAGGGATTATACCTACCCAGGGCTAAAAGTGCCTCAAATCGGCTTCTAGACCCCTTAAAAAGGGTATCCTAGAGCCTATTCGGCGCCTCTTCCAAACTGTGTAGCAGATGGGTCCAACCACTTGAGTACTGGACCGAGGAAGCCCGCAAGGGCTGCCATACCTAATGTCTTGAGATTAGTCTCGCCAGCGAGATAAAGTGCGATAGCAGCAGATGCCGCAGCACGGAACCAGGTCAGCGATACTTGCTTCAACTTTTCCATCAGTTTCCTTCTTTCGTAAGATTTACCTTCCAGGTATGAACCTTGCAACAGGTACAGACCACGGTTGGTACTGGTGGTTTTACTGTATCAGAAATCTTCTTCTTAGGCTTGGGCTGTAGGCTAGCCACCACCTGGTTGACCAGAGAGGGGCTGTTCAGCCACCAGAACCAAGGGCTAGTATCGTTAGATTTATCAGGGCGGATAGAGATATGAAGATGCTTAACGTGAGGATTGCTACCCCTATAAGGGCGATTCCCAGACTTAGCAAACTTACGATTCCAAATCTTCTTATTGAAGATGAGGTACTGAACCCTCTCGTCTTCCTTAAGTTTTTCAAAGATAACTGCACAGTCCACCCCATTCTTCGGGTCATGGGTCAAATCAACAGCAAGACCCGTGTTGTGGTCACTATCAGGGCTAGCCTTGCGATGTGCCGATGAAGGCAATAATCCGTCGGACGCTTTCTTGCGCTTCGGAAACAATGCTGTCACTTGCCGAAGAACAGCAATAGCAGCAGGACTCGCGACTTTCGCTACAGGTTTCATTCACTTCCTCAATGCTTCTTTCACTAATTCGGTTAGTAATTCTACTTTTTCTTCCAAGGCATTAACCTTGTCCTTGATACTACTCCCGCCATTGGGCTTGAGTTCATATAGATAATGCTTAACTAGCCATCGCACCAATGATGCGAAGCCAACTACAAGTGTCATTATGGATACGGCTAGGGCAGCC